TTAACAGTCGCAGTGACTTACGAGTATACACGCGGCATAACTTAAAAAATGAGGTAATAAAATGGCTACAGTTACAGGTACAAGTGGCGTTGTAAAAATAAAACTTGATTCAGATTCTGGCGGTACAGTCGCGCAAGTCGGAGAGGTTAGATCATTTACGTTTGATGAGACATCTGACACTATCGAGAGCACAGTGATGGGCAATACGTCACGAAATTATAAAGGCGGTTTAAAGGATGCAACTTTAAGTTTGGAGTGTTTCTGGGATCAAGCAGATTCTCAACAATTACTTTTAGATTCTGGTGCTTTGATTGATTTTGAAATATCGCCATCGGGTACTGGATCAGGCTCAAAAAAATACTCTGGTGAGGGTGTCGTCACTTCAAAATCTCTTAATAACACGACAGATGGATTAGTTGAGGCTACTTTTGCGGTGCAAGTCTCTAACGGTGTTACCGAAGGCGCACACTAATGGGTTTAGCTAGGGAGCTGCGAGAAAGGCGCACAATTCCTCTCAGAGAAGTTTCTGTTTCCGCGTGGGCAGATGAAAAGGGCAAACCATTCAAACTTTATACACGAGCAATCACTTGTTATGATTTGAATGAATTACAGAAAAAACACCCTAATTTTTTAGAAAATACGACCATTGCCGCGATGGTTGATTTGATTATTCTAAAAGCGACAGATAAGGGTGGTGAACGGATATTTACAAACTCGGAGGATCGTATTGATTTGATGGGTGAGGAGACATCGGTTATTTCTGAAATCGCCAATCAAATGTTTGCAGATATTGAAACCGTAGAGACAAAAATAAAAAACTAGAAAGCGATCAATCGAGGATTAATCTTCTATCGTTGGCTGATCGCCTAAAAATATCCATTGAAGATGCTGAACAAATGCCAGTAAATCATATGAATGAATGGTTGGCATATTTCACAATAATGAGTAGAAAAGATGGCTGAAAACACCAAGATTATAATTAGTGCAGTTGATAAAACTAGAAAAGGTTTTAGTTCTGTTACATCGGGATTAAAGAAAGTTTCTGGTGCTGTATTTAATTTAAAAACTGCCTTGCTTGGAACAGTTGGAGCTGCGGGTTTTGGTTTGCTTATCAAAAACTCCTTGCAAACTACTGACGCACTAGCAAAAACAGCATCGAAAATAGGTACGACAACCGATGCTTTATCTAAACTACATTTTGCTGCTGATATTACAGGTGTATCAACTGAAACTATGAATATGGCTTTACAGCGTTTTACACGTAGAGCAGCAGAGGCAGCACAAGGTACAGGAGAGGCGAAAAAAGCGATCAAAGAATTGGGTATTGATGCAAG